GCTGGCAAAAGTCTGCCCGCTGGACGTTAAGATCAAGGTCTCAGGAGTGATCACGTATTCTAATGGGTAATCCCGTGGACAGAAATTGTCCACTCATTGCTATCTTGTAGGACCAAGGGGGAAGGTGTATATGAAGAAGGAAGAAACAACTGTTCAAAGTATGTGCACCGACTATTTTAACATCGTGATAAACGATGAAGATGCGGCGGGCAATTCAACAAAAAAGATTTGGAAACTCTGTTATGACTACAGGGCAATCGCCAAGATTGAAAAGACTATCGGCCGCGATATCAAGAAAATTGAAGCTTGGAAAGATCTGAGTTCAGGAACCGACTTTCCCGCAATCGTTCACGGTGGTCTGAATCGCTATCATCCCGATGTCACGATTGATCAGGTGCTTGACGTTCTGAATCCGGCAGCGCAGCGCATTCTCAGCAATGAGATATTCTATCTCATGTTCCCTGGGATGCGGGAAGCGATTGAGAAAAGAGAGGCCGGTACAGAAACTGAAAACCCTCAGACGGCGACTCCAGCCGTTTAGAGGAGCCGCCAGAAACGTGGTTAGACCTGTGGTCAATTGCTCGATATGATCTCGGGCTGGGTTGGGAAGAGTTCGAAGAATGTACACCCTTGATGTTTCATGCACTTTGTGAACGCAAGAGGATACGCTATAAATATGAGCGGCTGGCACATGCGATTACTGCATCTGCTGTGTACAATGTGAACCGCGCTAAAGATTCACCAGTGATTCAGCCGATGGATTTTGTTGTAGAGAAAACGCGAGAGCAAGAGGAGCTGGAAGAGATCAAGAAAATTATCAAGACTGCAATCTCTGCCGCACCGTCCGGAACGTCACGCGAGCAGTTGCTGAAAATGAAAGCGAATGTGATCAAAAGCCTTAATGCTCGCGGGCGCACAGACAGCGAGACCGTATTTGATTCATGTTGGCCATCATTGAAGGAGTAGATTGTGGCAGATATTGACGGTTACGACGAGCTGATGGAGAACCTTAGTGAAGCGCACATAGAGACTGTTTCTGACGCCTTTATTGATGAACTCATTGAGCAAGTTCCTGGCCCGATAGTCGGTGCGATGGAAGACAATTGCCCAGAAGAAACAGGGGAGCTGCGCGATTCTATTGTAGTCGATGCCCACGTAGAAGAAGGACAAGGGGTGATGATCAGAATGGGACCTGATCAAAATATTCACAGTGACAGCAAACTACCGAATGATGTCCTCGCTGGAATATTTGAGCATGGCGGTAGAGTGGGGATTGAAAGGCAGAGAAGTCACAAAAAGCGCACAGCGAAGCAGCACAGAGAAGAAGACACAATTCTGGCGCGGCACTGGATGCGGCAGAGCTGGAACGAATCAAAAGACGAAACTTTTGATACTGTTATGGCTGCTGTGCAAGAAAAGATTATTGACGGATTGAAAGAGGGATAGTATGGCAGTTGCTGGAACACTTACCGTAAACGTCTGCTGGTACAAGTGACTTCAAAAGAGATATAGCCGAGGCTACAGGAAGCATAAAAGGATTTGGAGAAGTTCACAGCTCCACGATGCACTCCAGCGTCGGCGGAGTGCGGTTGTTGACCCATGAATTAGGCGTACCATTGCCCCGTGAACTGGCACGGCTGGTTGCGTCTATACCAGCAGTTGGTGCGGCATTCAGTATGATGCTGCCTATCATCGGTGTAGTTGCGGCTGTCGCTGTCATCGGCAAGCTGATCAAGTCTCACGAAGAGGCAAAAGAAAAAGCACTGGAGCAACGTGACGCTTGGAGTGCACTGAACGAAAAGATACAGGACGGCTCTGATCAACTACAAGTTGCAAACGACAAGCTCAACAACGCCATCGCAACCTATGAGGGAAAGCCCAAAAACAATGTGAAGCTGGCGTTGGACGAGGCTGTCGTATCTGCTAACAAGCTATTTATGGGCTTGTCCAATGACATCAGCGAACTGGAGAAGCTGATGGGCAAACAAGATGCGAGCTTGCTCGAAAAGGTATTGGGCGGCTCGGCTGCCGATGACATGCGAGAAGCCCTGGAGACAGTCAAGAGGGTATCCGAAGAAGGCGATGCTGCCGTTCGCGCCGCTCGGGATTCTAATGATGTAAAGAAAGTACAGACCGCCGAAACTCTGGCATGTGCGAACAACCAGAAGGCTCTGAACGACGCTATAAATCACGGCAACGAACTCTATAACAAGGCGAATGAAGCCAAGAAGCAGTACGAAGAAAATCCGTCTGACGAGATGTTCATCAGTATGGGCGCCTTAGATCAAAGGATGGGTAACCTCGGCAACACTGTCAAGATACTTCACAGTCGTCTAGATGAGGCAAAGGTCGGGGGAGATCATCTCGCAGCGAGCTTAACGGTAGCCTTGGAAGACCCAGCCCATTCTGCTCACAACTTAGCGGAAGCGATAGCGAAATTAGCTAGAGACAACAAGAGCATCGTCAGTGAGATGAAGACCTCCTGGGAAGACCTTTTTGAATCGTACAGTGGCGACCGTAAAGAGGCTAAAAAATATAGTGAAGAGGCTGCTAAAGCAGACGAGGAAGAAATCTCACACATCCGTGAGACGAATGAAGAAAATAAGAAAACAGCATCAAGCCTGCAGGCTGTAGCAAAATCAAAACACGAAGTTGCTATGATTCACATCGACGATGATGTAAAGTCCGGCAATACATCCAAGATTGACGAGCAAGCCGAGAAGAAAAAGATTCTTGAAGGGGAGCATCAGGACCTTGTGGATGCTCATGCGTCTGACATTGCAGAAGAGCAGCGCTACGTCGACGCACTGAACGCAGCAGCACAATTGATGCCTGATGGTGAAGCAAGAATAAAAGCACTCCATGATGTTACAGAAGCACAAAGTCAGCTCAACGAGATGAATGCGAAATACAATATTGAGTTAGCAAAAAATGAGAGTGCACAGAAATCTTGCGATATAGAGCAGAAGCGATTGAGTGGCGACTTCAAGCAGTGGATTAAAGACATGCAGCACGATATGCCGTCTACCACAGCAATGCTGGAAAAAGATTTCTCTAAAGCATTCGACGGCATGAATTCTGCGATGGCGAAGACGCTTGTCGAGGGTAAGAATTTCGGCAAGGCAATGAAGCAGGTCGGAGCAGAACTCTTAGAAAGCGTCATCGAGCAAGAACTGAAGAAGCTTGAAGTTTATCTCTTGTCACTCATTCATAAAAAATCGGCTACTGTTGCTGGAGATGCTGCACAGATTGCAGCGGCAACGGCAACGGCGGCGGCAATAAAGCCGACTCTCGCTTCTATGTCGGCCGTGGCCGCTTTTGAATCCGTGATGGAAGCGGAACCATATCCCGACAACACGCTTGACGCACCACTACAAGCTGTGATAGCTTTTGGAGAAGCGATGGCCTTCGCTAAAGGCGGACTTGTTCCCGGCTACGGTAACTATGATTCAGTGCCCGCAATGCTAACCCCGGGAGAGTCTGTTGTGACTAAAGCACTGACGCAACAGGTTGAAAACTCTCAGGGCGGAAGCAGCAATCAAGGGCACACGGTGCACATTCACATGGGTGATGTCCATGCGGTAGACGCTAAGGGCTTCGACGGCCTGCTAGAAAAGCATGCGGCTGTTGTAGGCAAGCATGTTCAGTCACAGATGCGCCGTATGCATCGAAAGGTTAACTAATATGACCATGCCAATCATGCCCACCATGCCAATGAGTATGGCGAAGGGGCTGCATAAGTCGCCGACCTTCAACACCGTATTTCAGAAGACTGTCGCTAACAGAAGCAATGCTTCTGTCAGCCTGCAGCCCTATGCGACATGGGACTTCGAGTTCGATATGGATGCGATTCAGGGCAACGAAGCCTCGGTCAGTTCTGTGCTCGCCCAGTTCTTCGGTTTGTTCTGTGCTTGTCAGGGCCGCAACAGTCTATTCTTGTTCACTGACCCTCAGGACAATACGGTAAGCTTTACAAACTCCGGGATGTTGGATGTTACATCTGGCAGCAGCACACCGATGGGAACTGTCGGCAACGGCGTGAGCACTAAGTTTCAGCTTGCACGCTCTATCGGCGGATTAGTCGTCAACGACATCATTCAGAATCTGAACGGTACGCCACAGATTTTCGTGAATGGTGTTCAGACACATGCCTTCTCTATTTCCTCTACAGGAGTTGTCACCTTCACGGCAGCGCCGACGAATGCCTATACACTCACATGGCAAGGCAGTTTCTACTATGCGTGTCGCTTCTCAGACGACACGGTTGACGCAGTCCGCATTTATACATGCAATAATGGCACCGACCTCTGGAACGTGACAAGTATCAAGTTTGCTTCGGAGTCCGTATGAAGCGCCTAATGCCGAGCACGCTCATCAGTTGGCTTGCCGCGAATCCGAACTGCACGAAGGCTGACTGCTTTGCAATCACCCTGCCGACCGGCACCACGGTGTACGCCACCGAAGGGCAGTTCTCTATCACTATTCCATCAGGCACGCCTGGCTGGTCGGGCGCAACTACGACCTTCCATGCAACTGAGTATGGCCGCTGGGAGCGCGGCGCGATCACGTCAGAGGCTGGCTTCGATTGCAAAGCGAGCACAATGGCACTGACCTGCATACCACAGCCGACCACGGTTTATCCAGGTCTGACCATCGGGCTGCTCAATGCGGCGCTCAATGGGTTGTTCGATGCCGCAGGCGTGAGTGTTTGGACTGCATACATGCCGCTGGGCAACTATGGCAACGTTAGCAACGGTATCGAGACAAAATTCGTCGGCAACATCACCAAAATTGCTGACATCAACAGGTTAAAGGTTGAGTTCGAGTGTGCTGACCCGTTCTTTCTGATGAATACTAAGGTGCCGAGGCGGCTGTACCAAGCGAACTGTATGTGGTCGTTCTGCGATTCGAACTGCACACTCAACGCCGCCAACTACACAGTCGCGTTCACTGCGAAGACTGGAAGCACACAGAACTTGTTGACGCCGACTGTTGCGTTTACTACTCTTGGCGCTGGCTGTGTTGCGGGATATTTTACTCAAGGCGTTGTTACGTGCACGGCGGGCGCGAATGCCGGGCTGTCAACGACGGTCGCGCTGCACGACGCATCAGGAAATCTGGAACTCATGTCGCCGTTCCTACTGCCGGTAGCACCAGGCGATACATTTTCCGTAATAAAGGGATGCGACAAGACGCAGACGACTTGTTCGAAGACGACGGAAACCAATGGAACATTGACGAACAACCTGATTAACAACGGCGGCTTCCCGTTTATCCCACCGCCTGCGAGCGCGGTGTAGAAAAAATGCTGACGACAGAACAACGCGAAGCAATCGTAACCGAAGCGCGCACATGGATTGGAACGCGATATCGCGGATGGAGCGCCGTCAAAGGCGCGAAGGGCGGCGTCGATTGCGGAATGCTCTTGAAGCAGGTTTATCAGAACGTCGGGCTGCTGCCTGCTGGCAATCTCGGCATCGACATGAGGTACAGCCTGCAAGTCGCGCAGCACCTGGATGACACGGCGTATATCGACAAGATAATGGAATGGTTTCACGAAGTACCTGAGCATGAAGTGCAGCCGGGTGACATCGTTGTCTATCGGCTGGGCAAAGCATTCGCTCATGGCGGAATTGTGATTGCATGGCCCTTGATGATCCATGCTATCGCGCACGGCGGTGTACGGCTCACGAGCGGCTATACGCACCCGCTCTTAGCCGGGCACGTGAAGAAGTTCTTCAGTTGGGGAAAGTGTTGAAGGCGGCACTATAATGGGTATCTTTGGCAGTCAACAATCTTCGAGCCGTATCAACAATATTCAGGTCACTGAGTCGAGCTATGGTCGCTGTATGTCCGCAGTGATGGGGCAGGCAAGAGTGAAGCAGACTTTGCTGTGGAGTGATGGCCTAAACTCCTGGGCATCAGACGAGGGCGGCAAGGGCGGCGGCAAGGGCGGCGGTGAGCGCATTTACAATGCTGAAGTAATCGCGGCGCTCTGTAATGGGCCTATTGAAGCGGTGGCGAATGTGTGGGACGGCCAAAGCTGGCTCAGCAATCAGTACGGCAATGAAAGTTACACGGTCTCAGCAACAGGTATCTATGCGCCCGAAAATTCCGTGCAGTTGTCCACTGACAACGGCGTCGTATTCGAAACGACTTATAGCGCAACCTACAATGACTATGGCGCACCAGCGGCAACCGTGCTTAGCGGCAATGATTTTGCACCGCTCGTCAAGGTTCCTTACGGCACAACGCTGACCACGGGTGAATATTCGGTCAATCCTATCTCAATCGGCACTTTTGCGCTTACAGGCGCCGAGGCAAACTCAGGTGGGAACACAGTTTACGATGGAACCTTCACAGGCGGAGCGTCACCTTACGGCAGCGGCGCTTCCAATGCGTGGGTTGGCTTTGCATTCGTAGTGTCAGGCTTCAAACATCCTGCGAACAACGGTACTTTCATTTGCGTTGCTTCTTCGGCAACGCAGTTGACACTGAACAACCCCATAGGCATTGTTGAGGCAAAAGCGGCTACTGCTGCGGAGACAGGGAATTCCTATCACTTCTGCACTACTGACGCGGGCCAGTCGGCAGTCGTGTCTTATCAGTACACAACGCAGGATATGGAAGAGCAAGAAGTTGCCGTCATTCCGTCTAGCGGTCGTGTGACGATTGGCGGAACTTTCAGTCCGACTCTTGATCTTGGAGTGATTTATTATAATACCAACGGCGGTTCTCCAAATACTTTGGTTAAGCTGACAAGAGTTAGCGGTACACCGACTGCTGCTGGTCAGTATCAGTTCCAGACTCCCGGCGATCAGAGCACTGGCGGTGCAACATATATTTTCTATGTTGGAGCTGGCGGTGACCTCAACCAAGAAGTTCTTATCACATGGCAGTATCAGAATCTCTCAGTAGCGCCCACCAACAGTTCCAACCTTTTGAAATTCGAGATTTTCGGCGGCAGTCTCGGTCAGGCTGTGTGGCCATTTATTTTGACGGGCGGCACAGTTCTAATCGGCAACGAAGACGGTGGGCAATCTCCTTCTGAAGCGGCATTCCCCGCCGCTGCGATGGGATACAGCAACACGGCTTATGCGGCCTACGGGCCGATGGTTCTTGGCTCTAGCGGTGAAGTTCCCGACATTACGATGGAAGTTACAACGCCTTTCTCCTACGGCGGGCTGTATTCCAGTGGCGTCATGCAAGGACAGGCAATTGTCGATTGCAACCCTGTGACGTGCATTGAGCAAGTTCTCACGAACTCTGTCTGGGGACTTGGCAGTAGTGTTGTTCCATTCCCTACGAGCGTGATTGATAACGGCGCATCTGGAACGTGGGGCGGCCCATCAGGCACCCCAGGCTTCCGAACTGTGAGCAGCACTGCGTGGGACTGGTGGGCGAGCAACTCATTTTTCATCAGCCCCTTCTTAGACACACAAGACACGGCGTCGAGCACGGTCGGAAAGTGGCTTGAAGCTGGACAGGTCGCTGCATTCATGTCAGAAGGCTTGATGAAGCTCGTCGCCTACGGCACACAGAGCAGTGCAGGCAACGGCTCAACCTGGGTTGCTCCTTCATCCGTTGTTGTAGCACTCGACGACACGTGCTTCATCGCAAAAGACGGCGAAGACCCGGTTAAGATTGAACGCTCTCCATGGCAAGACGCAAACAATAAGGTCCAGGTTGACTGGCATTCTCGTGTCTTCCAGTATTCGGATGAGCTGACGCAAGAGTTTGACCAGGCAGCCATCAACCGTTTCGGCGAGCGGCTTGAAGACTCGCAGTCGTGGGACTTCATCTGCACCCTGCCTGCGGCGCAGTTTGCAGCCATCATGCGCGTCAAGCGGATGGTCGGCATTCGCAACACATACTCTTTCACGCTACCGTTCATCTATTCGTATCTCGAACCGATGGATTTAGTTGAGATTTCAACGTCATCGGCCTGGGCGGCAGGTCTTAACAACCTGAATCTCGGAATCGTTAACCAACCTGTTCGCATAACAAAAATTGTGGACGACCCAAAAACAGGAATCGAAGTAACATGTGAGGACAGTCTTTTCGCGGCGGGCCTTCCAACGATATTCAATAAAGGCGTCGCTGCTGGGCAGGCCATGCTCAATGCTTATGTTGCGCCCGGCAATACAGAAGTTGTGATGTTCGAAGCAACCAGCCGCCTAACAGGATTCGCAGGCAACCAGATTTGGATAGGCGGCATCGGCGCAGATTCTGAAGACTGGGGAAGCTGCAATGTGTGGGTATCTCAAGACGGAACGAAATATCAGATCGCCGGGACGATAACAGCACCTGCCCGTTTAGGCGAACTCGATTCGACGTTTGCTTCAGGCAGCGACCCAGACACGGTTAACAGTCTTGTCGTTGATCTGGTAAACAACAGTGCTGCTCTTGAAGCGGGCACAACGCTCGATGCCGACAGCGGCAACACGCTTTGCTTCGTCGATGGCGAAATCATTTCCTATTCTGCGTGTGCGGTCACAGGTTCCAACCAGTATTTAATGAACGGTTACATTCGGCGCGGGCAGATGGGCTCTAGCATTTCCTCACACGCTGGCGGCTCGCTGTTCATGCGGCTTGATTCTTCGATTTTCAAATATACCTACGATCCAACATGGGCGAGCCAGAATCTGTACTTCAAATTCCAGAGCGTTAATCGCTTCGGAAACGCGGCGCAAGACCTGAGCACTCTAACTGCGGTTCAGTTCACAGTGCCCGGACTCAATCCCGGCACGATTGACGCGTCTTCGGGTCTTGTGATATCAGGCAACCTTTTTAACGTTGGAAACGGGCCAATGCAGACGGCGCCCGTGGCAACGCTGTAACACTTTTTGGTAAGAGAAAGAAGACGCGCAGCACAAGAAAGACGGGCAATTGCCCAGTAGAAAGAAGGATTGTTATGAGTTCAACGGCCGCGGTAACGGACCAATATAAGCAGGACATCTTGAATGGTGTTCACCAACCGGGCGATACCTATATGTGCGCCCTTTACAATCCCGGCTCACTCAGCAAAAGCACTACTGCGTACACGTCTTCCGGCGAAACATCAGGGTCCGGATACATAGCGGGCGGGGTTGCGCTAACAGGCTACACCGTGAGTATCAGCGGTGATACGGCATACATCACATGGGCGAATCCTTCGTGGACGTCGTCGAGCATCACCGCGTCGGCAGCGCTGATTTACAACGCATCGCGCAGCAACAAGGCGATATGTGTGCTGACATTCTCTTCAACCACAAGCACGGCAGGAACCTTCACGCTGGCTTTGCCTGCGGCTGGTGCAAGCTCTACCGTAACCATATCTTAGTATAGGGAGCAGCATGGCAGACGCACTTGTACAGAGTACAACTGTCGGAGCAGGACCGGGCGGCTTCACCAGCACGAC